CAGTCTTTAGACAGATTCATAATTTAGGAATTAAAAAATACGATAATACAGGTTCTTTATCAAAAATACATAAGTAAATGAATATATACACAAATACAAATAGTGCGTTTCCTAGTCAGGTAGTACCTGATGCGGTAAAAGCTTCCGAAGAATACGGATTGCAAGTATCTCGCGCTATAGAACAAGAGTGGTTTGATCAAGGCAGAACTACTGGTAATAGATACTTAACTAATTGGAATAATTTTCACCAATTAAGATTATACGCCAGAGGAGAACAATCAGTACAAAAATACAAAGATGAATTAGCGACTAATGGTGATTTATCTTATCTTAATATAGACTGGAAACCTGTACCTATTATATCTAAATTTGTAGATATAGTTGTTAATGGTATGTCACAAAAGACTTATGATATTAAAGCTTATGCTCAAGATCCTGAGTCTTTAAAAGCAAGAACTTCTTATGCTCAATCAATTCTTAGAGACATGTATTCTCAAGACTTACTTAATAAAGCTAGTCAAATTATAGGAAAAGATTTTGCTGCTTCTCCTTTGCCTCAAGACCAATTACCTGAGACTAAAGAAGAGTTAGACTTACACATGCAGTTATCTTATAAACAATCAATAGAGATTGCTGAAGAAGAAGCTATTAATAACGTACTAGCCGCTAATAAATGGGATTTAATTCGTAGAAGAATAAACTACGATTTAACTGTATTAGGTATAGGTTGCGTTAAAACAAATTTTAATACTAGCGAAGGAATTACAACTGAATACGTAGATCCTGCTTACTTGGTTTATTCGTATACAGAAGATCCAAATTTTGAAGATATATATTATGTTGGAGAAGTTAAAGCAGTTACTATTCCAGAATTAAAAAAGCAATTCCCTAATTTATCAGAAGAAGAATTATATAAGATACAACAAATGCCAGGTAATAGACAGTATATTACTGGTTGGGGTAATTATGATGAAAATACAGTTCAAGTATTATATTTTGAATATAAAACATACATGAATCAGGTATTTAAAATAAAGTATGGTGAGAATGGACTTGAGAAAGTTATTGAAAAAACAGACGAATTTAATCCTCCACCAAACGATAATTTTGAAAGAGTTTCAAGAACAATAGAAGTATTATACACAGGTGCTAAAATTCTTGGTACTAATAATATGTTAGAATGGAAATTGTCTGAAAACATGTCAAGACCTTTCGCTGATACTACTAAAGTTGAAATGAACTATGTTATATGCGCTCCTAGAATTTATAAAGGTAGAATTGATTCTACTGTAAATAAAATCACAGGATTTGCAGATATAATTCAGTTAACACATTTGAAATTACAACAAGTATTATCAAGAATGGTGCCTGATGGTGTATTTGTAGATGTTGATGGTTTAGCAGAGGTTGATTTAGGTAATGGCACTAATTATAATCCAGCAGAGGCATTGAACATGTATTTTCAAACTGGTAGTATTATTGGTAGATCATTGACACAAGACGGAAGTCCAAATATGGGTAAAATTCCAATACAGGAATTAAACGGATCTTCTGGTCAAGCTAAAATTGCTTCATTAATACAAACTTATCAGTATTATTTACAAATGATAAGAGACGTAACGGGGTTAAATGAAGCGAGAGACGGAAGTATGGTAGATAAAGATACTTTAGTTGGTCTACAAAAAATGGCTGCTAATGCGTCAAATACCGCTACAAAACATATATTACAAGCTAGTCTTTATTTGACCCTTAGAGTATGTGAAAATATAGCTCTTAGAATCTCTGATTGTTTAGATTATCCACTAATAGCAAAATCATTAGAGCAAAGTATTACTACTTATAATGTTGCTACTCTAAGAGAAATAAAAGACTTAAATCTTTACGACTTTGGTATATATTTAGAATTAGAACCAGATGAAGAAGAAAAAGCAATGCTAGAACAAAATATTCAAGTATCATTACAAAGTGGTACTATAGATTTAGATGATGCTATAGACATTAGACAAGTTAAGAATTTAAAACTAGCTAATCAATTACTTAAATTAAGAAAGTCTAAAAAACAAAAAGCCGCTCAAGCTGCTCAAATGCAAAACATTCAAGCGCAGGCTCAAGCAAATCAACAGACAGCAGAAAAAGCAGCATTATTTGAAGTTCAAAAACAACAAGCAATAACACAAGAAACTATAAATATAGAAAGAGCAAAATCTCAATTTGAAATGCAAAAATTACAAACTGAGATGCAATTAAAACTACAATTAGCAGAACAACAGTTTCAATACAATATGCAATTAGAACAATTAAAATCTCAAACTCAAAGTCAAAATGTACAATTAGCAGAAGATAGAAAAGATGAGAGAACAAGAATACAAGCCACACAACAATCTGAATTAGTTCAACAAAGAAAAACAAACGCATTACCTCAAAGTTTTGAATCAGCACAGTTTACTGGTTTAGAAGATTTAGGTATGTAAAAAAAATAACTATTTAATTATATTATATTATGTCAGAAATCGTAAAACAAGAAGGAGAATTTAAAATCCAAAAAGCAAAAAAACCTAGAAACTTATCTAAAGAGGATAAAGTTACAAAGGTAGATTTATCTATACCAAATACAGAACAAGAAATAACAAAAATTGTAATACCAAATACAGAAAAAGATGCCGTTCAAGAACAAAGCACAAATGAAAGCGTGTTACGCGCAGAACAATCCAAAATGGAATTGCAAGGAATGGTCCAAGGAAACGAAGGGACCTTTGAAAATGTTATTGAAGAAATCAGTAATGAAGAAATAAAACAAGAAGTTAATGTAATTGAACAAGAAGTAGAAAAACATGTTCAAGAACAAATTAATACTGGAAAACCATTACCTGAAAACATAGAAAAACTAGTTAGTTTTATGGAAGAGACAGGTGGAACAGTAGAAGATTATGTTAGATTAAATACAGACTATTCTAGTGTTGATGAAAAAACATTATTAAAAGAATATTATAAAAGAACTAAACCTCATTTAGACGCAGAAGAAATCCAATTTTTAATGGAAGATAATTTTGCTTACGATGAGGATATAGATGAAGAGCGAGATATTAGAAAAAAGAAACTTGCCTTTAAAGAAGAAGTTGTAAGAGCTAAAAACGAATTAGAGTCTATTAAAAATCAATACTACGACGAGATCAAGTTGAGACCGGGCGTATCTAAAGAACAACAAGACGCTTTTGACTTTTTCAACAGATATAAGAAGAATGAAGAAGAGCAGAAAACGCGACATGAAACGTTTAAACAACAAACTAAAAATTTATTTAACAACGAATTCAAAGGTTTTGAATATAATGTTGGTGATAAAAGATTTAGATATAATGTACAAAACAACGAACAAGTTGCAGAAAAACAATCAGACATTAACAATTTCGTAGGGAAGTTCCTTGACAAAGATGGAAACGTTACTGATTCTGTAAATTATCACAAAGCTCTTTATACCGCTATGAATTCTGATAAGATTGCACAACACTTCTATGAACAAGGAAGAGCGGATGCAGTTAAAGAAGTAGTTAATAACTCTAGAAATCCTAGTCAAAACCAACCTCGTCAAACAGGCGGAGAGGTTTTTATTAATGGTTTAAAAGTTAAATCTATCAGTGGTTTTGATTCTTCTAAATTAAGAATACAAACAAAAAAATTTAACAATTAAAATTAAAGAATTATGTCAAATGTGACTCCACAATTCGGTTCAATTAAACCGTCTCAAAAACAACAAGCGTTAGAAACAAATTATTTAAACTTTACAAATGGAAGTGGTAATGATTTCGCGCAACAATATTTACCAGAAATCTACGAGGCAGAAGTAGAGCGTTATGGAAACAGAACTCTTTCTGGTTTCTTACGTATGGTAGGTGCTGAAATGCCTATGTCTTCTGACCAGGTAGTTTGGTCTGAACAAAATAGATTACATATTGCTTACAAAGGTGTATCATGTGCTTCTGCAACAACTTTAACTTTTGTTACTGGTGACACTGGTGCTAATTTTGTAAACAACGTTATTTCTATTGGACAAACTTTAGTAGTTATGAGTCCTTCTACAGGAAAAGAACTTAAAGTTTACGTTACTGATTCAACTGCTACTCCTGCTAACGCGAGTGCTGGTGGAGCTACTAACCCTGCGGTTATTACAGTAAAACCTTATACTCAGTTAGATTTAACTACAGGTTCTGGTAATACTGTTAATTTTACTGGAGCAACAGATCTTAAAATCTTTGTATACGGTTCTGAGTTTAAAAAAGGAACAACTGATGCTACATTAAACTCTGTAGTTCCTTCTTTCACGCAATATAGTAATTCACCTATTATCATTAAAGAAAGATACCAAATCTCTGGTTCTGATACCGCTCAAATTGGTTGGGTTGAAGTTGCAACTGAAGATGGAACTGGTGGATACTTATGGTATTTAAAAGCTGAATCTGAAACAAGATTACGTTTTGAAGATTACTTAGAAATGTCTGTAATTGAAGGTGAGTTAGTTTCTGGTGGTTCTACATTAGGAAGTGTTAACAATATCAAAGGAACACAAGGTCTTTTCTCTGCTGTAAAAGAAAGAGGTAATGTTGTAAATAACTTTACTGCTGCTGCAGGTTTATCTGACTTTGATTCAATCTTGAAAAACTTAGATACTCAAGGAGCTATTGAAGAAAACATGTTCTTTTTAAATAGAGCTACTTCTCTTGACTTTGACGACATGTTAGCTTCTTTATCAGCAGGTGCTGCCGGTGGTGTTGCTTACGGTTTATTTGAAAACTCTGAGCAAATGGCTTTAAATTTAGGTTTCTCTGGTTTCCGTCGTGGATCTTATGATTTCTACAAAACTGACTGGAAATACTTAAATGATGCTTCTACTCGTGGTGGTATGGCTAATACATCTATTGATGGTATCCTTATTCCTGCTGGAACATCTACTGTATACGATCAACAATTAGGTACTAATATCCGTAGACCTTTCTTACACGTTCGTTATAGAGCTAACCAAGCTGACGATAGAAGAATGAAAAACTGGATCACTGGATCTGTTGGAGGTGCTTACACTTCTGATCTTGATGCAATGCAAGTACACTTCTTGTCTGAAAGATGTTTAGTTACACAAGCTGCTAACAATTTTGTATTGTTTACTGCATCAGTGTAAAAATATGGTGATATTACCCTCGTTGAACTGACGGGGGTAATTATTACCTTTTAAAATAAATTATTAAATTATATTATATTATGGCAACACCAATAAAAAAACAAACAGCACCTACAAGTGCAAAATCACAAACTACTACGAAAGACGTTGATATGGTTAATGAAATAGAAGTTAACGAACCTACTCAAGTAGTTATTGAAAAAAAATATAATCAAACAGAAACTACTAAACCTGTTTGGGATATAAAAGACAGAACCTATATAATAGCAGATAGTCATTCACCAATAACGTATACATTACAAAGTAAACATACCGGTAGATATCCACTTATATGGTTTGACAAAGAAACAGGTCAACAAGAAGAATTAAGATACGCAACAAATCAAAATTCACCTTTAGTTAGTCAACAAAAAGGACAGGTAACATTAGGACATATTATTTTTGAAGAAGGTATTTTAAATGTTCCAAAAGAAAAACAAAATTTACAAAAATTATTATCTTTATACCACCCTGGTTTAGGAGTTAAATATACAGAATTTGATGCAACAATTGATGCTGAAGATGATTTAGATTATCTAGAACTAGAAATAGACGCAATGAATCTTGCTTTACAAATGGATATTGACGATGCGGAAGCAATTGTACGTGTAGAAGTTGGTTCTAGAGTCAATAAGATGAGTTCTAAGGAGATAAAAAGAGATTTATTATTGTTTGCTAGAAGAAACCCTAGTTTGTTCTTAGAATTAGCGAATGATGATAATGTTCAACTTAGAAATTTAGCTATTAGAGCTACAGAAGCAAACAT